AGCGGCGCAAGCCTCGGTAAAAGCCCGACGTACAGACGCGACGATAGCGCCCATACCTCCCTGTGGAGGTATACCGGTTTGCATAGTGCTGAAAGCAGGTGCGAGTCCTGCAAAACCGAAACAGTCGTATAATGGTAAACCCCGCTCACCTTATGGCTTTGGTGAGCGGGGTTTGTCATGCTATTTAGAAAATGCTCCGCCGCGGGTGCGTGAGCCGGGCGGGAGAATGAGAGGGAGCAGTGAGGCTCCCATGCTTAACGCGTCCAGGTGGATGCGATGGAAATGATCTCATCGTCGGTTACGTCCTCGGTGCTGTTGGTGCTGAATGTGATCTGCAGCGGCGTGTGACGCGGTGCGATGTAGTCATCTGTGATCCACTCGTCGCCGTCCTCGGTGACGATGGTAACAATAGGCGCGTCCTGCGTGCCGGTCGGGTAGTCGATGCGGTACACCTCGCCGGAAATGGTGCGGGTGGCCGGTACGATCTGCAGCAGGGCGGCGATAATGGCGATTAGCTTAGTCATGATGGTTTTCCTTTCTGCCCTCGTTACCTCCGGGGCGGGTGCGTGGTTAAACTGGTTAGTCAATAGCGCAGTAGGTGAGGGCATCATAGCCCATGGCAGCAAGCGCCTTGGTCATTACCTCGGCAGCGGTCTCGCGCTTGTATGCCTGACCGGGAATGTGGAAGCAGATAACCCAACGACGGTTAAAGCACTTCCACTCAAAGCAGCCGCATCCGGCCTCCTTGCAAGCCTGCTCAATCTTGGCGGACTGCCAGCGCGGGAGCAGGAGCGAGGGAGCATCTAAATTGCAGGTGCCGCCGTCCTCAACTTGTGCGGCTGCGGCTTTGCCGATCTCGTACACCTTGCGCAGATCGTCGCGGAGCTTGGCGTACTTGCCGGTAAGCGGCTTGGGCGCTGCGGGCTTGGTGTCTGTCGGATAGGCGGTCAGCAGCTCGTCAAAGTCTGCGATTGCGTCCGCCTCGGTGCGTGCCGTGCGGCTGGTGATCTCTTCCCCGTTGGGATACAGGAGCATGGTCTCGTAGTGGTTCGAGGCAAGCTCGCAAGCGTCGAGGATGACGCGGCGGCCGTTGTGGGTGTACTCGGTGTGTTTGATGGTGTTCATGGTGTGTACCTCCTGTTTTGTATTTCGGTGTTTTCCTTTGTTGTGATTACAGTATATATCATTGAGCAATGATAAACAATGGGCAAAGTAAACATAATTGAGTAATGATATTTGGCGGAATTGTATAATTGAGCAATGATAACGGCTGTGGTACACTATAATAGGGAGGTGATACCATGGCAGTTGACCCAAACGCACGAACACGGGCGAGTAATAAGTATAACGCGAAAGCATACGATCGGCTTAATATCGTAGTACCCAAGGGGGAACGCGAACGCATTAAGGAGTATGCAGCCAGCAAGGGCGAGAGCCTGAACAGCTATGTATATAAGCTGATAACGGCAGACATGGACAAGTAACATATTGTAGGCAGACAAAAGCCGCTCCAAGTAACCGGGGCGGCTTTTTTGTGTCTATATATAGTAAGGGGTGAGAGTATGGACAAGCTGACCGCAAAACAGCGGGCATGGATTGATTATTACAAGCAAGGCAAGACAGCAGCAGAGGCGGCACGGCTTGCCGGTTACAGGGGCAATAACTCCGACGTGATAGGTTCGCAGAACGTGGTAAAACTTAGTAAATACATCGCAGACCGCGATGAACTGTTGGATCGTGACCGTGTGGCGGATATGGCGGAGATTAACGAGTTTTGGAGCGATACCATGCGTAATGATAAGGCAGATATAAAAGACCGTCTCAAAGCGTCTGAGCTGCGCGCACGGAGTATCGGCGCGTTTATCGAACGTCGGGAAATCGTAGGAGCGCAGACGATCACGGTTAAGCTGCTGGATGATGACGATATGACGGATACAGATTGATGACTTGCAGCCGCGTAACAGCGGTGCAGGTCTGTTTTTTTACCCTGATATGCAGGATTGACTTTCATGACTTGCAAAATCAAGGGTTTTTGTGGGGCTGAGTGCCGGAAAACTCGGGGTAAATACCGGGGAGTGAGACGGACGACGTTGCTTATTATGCAAAATACGCATTTTGTACAATTAGGAGGTGCGGCGGGTGCAAGTTAATATTCCCAAGCGGGCATTCAACGCGGCGTATCTGCCGCTGCTAGACGATGACGAGCACCGATACATTGTGTTATATGGCGGCGCTGGCTCTGGTAAGTCTGTATTTGCAGCGCAGCGGCTGATCGTGCGCATGATGTGCAAGCCGCTTTGCAATGTGCTTGTAGTCCGCAAGGTTGGCGACACAAACCGCACGTCTACGTTTGCGCTGCTGCAGCAGGTCATTAACGGCTGGGGCTTGCATAGTCTGTTTGATGTTACCGATCTAAAAATTGTGTGCAGGCTGACCGGCAACGCCTGTATTTTTAAGGGTCTGGACGACCCGGAAAAGATCAAGTCGGTTACATTTCCCAAGGGAGAACTCACCGATATATGGATTGAGGAGGCAAGCGAGATTGCCGAGGCTGATTTTAATCAGCTTGATATCCGTCTGCGAGGCAAGCGGATACACGGACAGATTACGCTTAGTTTTAACCCGATTAACGTCTTGCACTGGCTCAAAAAGCGGTTTTTCGACCGCAAGGATGAACGGGCGGTGACGCTCAAGACCACATACAAGGATAATGCATGGCTTGACGAGGACTACAAGCGGACGCTGGAGGGGTACAAGGACAGCGATCCGTACTATTATCAAGTGTACTGCCTGGGGCAATGGGGCGTTATCGGCAAGACCATATTTGACGCGGCCAAGGTCAACGGCAGGCTGGCAGAGCTGCGGGAACCGGTTAAGCGTGGACACTTTGAATACTCGACACGGTTTGACGCGGTATCTAATCAGGTGCGGATTGATGATCGTTCTATTAAGTGGGTGGACGCTGACGACGGCTATATCTCCATCTATCAGGACAGGCGCGAGGGCGTGCCGTATGTGATCGGCGGGGATACGTCGGGCGAGGGCTCAGACTGGTTTGTAGGGCAGGTGCTCGATAACACCAACGGGCGGCAGGTGTGTACACTGCGGCATCAGTTCGATGAGGATGTATACGCGGCACAGATGTATTGTCTGGGTATCTACTATAACAAGGCGCTGATTGCGATAGAGGCCAATTATAGCAGCTACCCCATCAAGGAGCTTCAACGGCTCAGGTATCCGCGGCAGTATGTACGCCAAACCGAGGACAACTACACCCACAGACCCCGCGACAGCTACGGATTCAAAACCACAAGCGTTACAAGGCCGGTTATTATCGCCGGACTGGTTGAGGTAGTGCGCGAATCGGTTGAGCTGCTGAACGACGCGGACACGCTCGGCGAAATGCTGACGTTTGTCCGCAACGAAAAGGGTAGAGCAGAGGCAGAGCAGGGCGCACACGATGACTGCGTTATGGCGCTGGCGATTGCCTACTATGCACGCACACAGCAGAGCTACACCGAGGATAAGCCGCGAGGCAAGCGGGCGAAGTGGACGGATGATATGTACGAAGATTACTACAACGCCGACAAGAGCGGTAAGGAGTACCTATTATCTAAATGGGGCAATCCGTTTTGAAAATGAGGTGATAAAATGCAAAATCCGTTTGAAAAAACGGGCAAGAGTGACGAACAGATTTTGAAGAAGTGGCAGGACAGGCTAAGCAAGGCGCGGAGCAAGTACCAGCCGGAACTAAATCTGATGGTCGAGCGGGAAGAAATCTACCGGGGAACGCATAAGATCGACAAGGTGCACGGCAAGAACCAGAAAGCGCAAGATGCAGTAGTGGCGCGGAACGTGGTAGCGGAAATCATCGAGGCGGAAGTATCGAGCGATATTCCCACGCCCAAGGTTACACCGCGACACGAGGAGGACGAACAGCTTGCGAAAACCATTGAGGATTATATTCGCAATGAGCTGGATCGTCTGCCGTTTGAGCGGCTGAACGATCAGGACGAGAGAACCACACCGACACACGGCGGCGATTTGTTCCTTGTGGAATGGGACAACACCAAGCGGACGCACACGACACGCGGCGCGCTGAGTGTTACGCTGCTGCATCCCAAGCAGTTTATCCCGCAACCGGGCGTTTACAACATCCCGGAGATGGATTACTTCTTCATCCAGCTTGCCCAGTCGAAAGAGTACATCAAAAAGAAGTACGGAAAGGACGTATCCGCTGAGGATGAGGAACAGCCGGACGCACGAGGCTTTGAGCAAAGCGTGGTAGATGATCTGGTGACGGAGAACATCGGATACTTCCGGAACGCTGACGGCGGCATTGGGCGCGTGGCGTGGTGCAATGACGTACTGCTGGAGTACATGGAGGACTATCAGGCGCGGCGCATTAAAACTTGCAGCAAGTGCGGCGCGGATATGCAGGGCGATACCTGCCCGTACTGCGGCAGTAAGAACGGCGAACAGAAAACCGTCAAGGACTTTGCGCGGACGGATGAGAATGGTATTCCGATGACAAAGATGGTTGAACATATCAGCCTTGATGAGATGGGCAAGCCTACCGTTACACAGCACGAGGAAAACGACATGATTCCGTACTACAAGCCGGACGTGTATCCGGTGGTACTGCGGCGCAATGTGTCCGTTGTTGGTAAGCTGTTAGGTTCCTCTGACGTGGACATGGTGCGGGATCAGCAGATGCTTGTAAACAAGCTCGACAGCGCAATCTCGCAAAAGCTGCTGGGCGGCGGCTCGGTTATCACACTGCCCAAGGGCAAGCAGATTAGACGCACGGACGAGAATTTCAAGGTTTTCGAGATTGACAGTCCGGAAGAAAAAGCAATGGTTGATGTGCTGACCCTGCAGCCGGATATTTCCCGCGATATGGCGTTTGAGGACAGCACTTATACCGCAATGCGTAACCTGATCGGCATTACGGATTCGTTCCAGGGACGTAAGGACAGCACCGCAACCTCTGGTACGGCAAAGCAGTTTGCAGCGGCGCAGACCGCCGGACGACTGGAAAGCCGAAAGGTGATGAAGAATGCCGCCTATGCGGATTTGTTCGAGGTCATGTTTAAGTTCCTGCTGGCGTACTCGGACGAGCCGCGCCCGATGGTATACAAGGACACCAACGGCACGCAGATGTATGGCGTGTTTAACAAGATGGATTTCCTCAAAGTGGACGATGCGGGCGATCCGTACTGGAACGACGAGTTTTTGTTCAGCGTAGACCAGACCGCACCGCTTGCGGGCAACCGTGAAAACCTCTGGCAGGAGGCACGCATGAATCTTGAAAACGGCTGCTTTGGCGACCCGACCGATATGCAGAGCCTCTTGACGTTCTGGACGATCATGGAGGGATTGCACTACCCGCTGGCGAGCGAGGTAAAGCAGCAGCTTACAGAGCGCTTAGAGCAGCAGCAGATGCAGCGGCAGATGTTGGCACAGCAGCAGGCAATGATGCAGCCGATGGCAACAAATGCAGACGGCATTCCCGATATTACGCAGTCCGGCTACGTCAGCCCGGAGACAATGCCGAGTTATCAGGAGGGAGGCGGCAGTTATGGTATGTCCGGTATGTAAAATCGACACCAAGACCGACACTGTAGACGGTAAGCTCGTGCTTATCTGCAAAAATCCGCAGTGTTCGAACTATAAGCAGATAGTAAAGGAGGTGAAATAGCATGGCAAATAAGAGCGGTTACGCCGGTAAGATCAAGAACACCGGCAGCATGGAGGTTAAGGCGGTATTTACCCAGACTTCCGGCAAGAAGCCGTCCGTTAAGACCGGCGGCGATCTGCGCTCCTCTAAGAGCGGCAAGTAAAAGGGAATAGCGGAACCGTCCGAAAGGGCGGTTTTTTTATGCCCAAAATCGCATGGAACAGCGTAAAAATCCGGAAAGGAATACCAAAATGGAAGAAATTATGGAAACCGAAGTGGAAACCACCGAGGCAGGCGTAAACGAGCAGGAAACCGCCGAACCTGCGTCCATCGGACCCGAGGAAACAGGCGAAAACGAGCAGCAGACCGCCGAAGCTGCACCCGAGGGAGTACAGAGTGCGGAAGATAACGCACGATTTGCCGCTGCAAGACGCAGATCGGAAGCGCAGTTTAAGGAGCGCATTCAGCAGGAGCGTCAGGCGGCAAAGGACGAGATGGTACGGCAGATGTACGAGGGTCAGCTCGACCCGTACACCAACAAGCCGATCACCTCGGAAGCTGATTTGCAGGCGTATCAGCAGGCATATCAGCGCGACCAGATGCAGCAGGCAGGGCTCGACCCCGCTATGCTCGATCAGATGATCGCAAACAACCCCACTGTACGGCAGGCACAGCAGGTTCTTGACCGTGTACAGATGGAGGAGGGCGAGCGGCAGATGAACGAGGCAATCAAGGAAATTTCCCACCTTGACCCGTCCATCACCGACGTTGCTGCACTGGCAAATCACCCGAACGCACCCGTTTTTAACGAGTACGTCAACAGAGGCTATTCGCTTGTTGATGCGTTCCGCCTTGCAAACTTTGATACGCTCACCGGCAAGAAAGCCGCGGCGGCAAAGCAGCAGGCGATGAACAATGTCAACGGCAAGAGCCATCTGACCACCACAGCAGCAGGCGAAAGCGGCGATGACGTGCATGTTCCCGACGAAACCATGCAGTGGTATCGCAAGGCTTTTCCGAACTGGACAAAGCAGCAGATTGTTGCAGACTACAAAAAACGTATCTGAAAAGGAGAATTTCTATGTTTATCAAGGCATACAGCCGCGTTGCAGATGTAGAACCGTTTGTGTACCCCAAGGGCGCGGTCGGTCTTTCTCTCGGCATGGCGGCAAACCTGACCGGCGGTGCACTGGCTAAGTGCGCGGCTACTACCAAGCCGACCCACATTGTCATGGGTCCGCAGCGCGCAGACGGCACTTACCCGGCCATCGAAGTAACCGAAAACACCATCTTTGAAACCGTGTCCACTGCGACCGTTGCGGCAACTGTGGTTGGTTCTGCGGTTACTCTGAGCCCTGACGCGCTGGGCGTTACCGCAACCACCACTTCCGGCGTGTTCAAGATTCTGGACACCGACGGCGCAACCACCAATTCCACTGTACGCGGCGTTTTCGTAACTCCGGCGGCAGCAGCCTAACCCCAAGGAGGTAAATAAATAATGGCAGGTAATATTATTTCTAAGGGCTCCGGTCTCGTTGACTCCCTGTTTGGCAAGTCCGAAGCTCCTATCAAGGCAATCATTGAGCACGAGATCGAGGACTTTGAGCAGGACTCGCAGTTCAAGAAGATTTTCTGCATGGACACTACCGACAAGTACGGCGAGAGATACCTCTCCATGACTTCGAGCGGCAACTTTGAGGATGTAGGCGAGAACGGCCCGTATCCGGATACCTCGTTTCAGGAGGGTTTTTCCAAGTTCCTTGAGCCGAGCACGTGGAAAAAGCGCCTGACCATCACCCGTGAGATGATGGAGGACGGCAATCAGAGCGCGGTTATCGCACGAGCACGCGATTTCGGCCTTTCCTTTGCGCGTACCCGTGAGATGTACGCTGCTGCAACGCTGATCGGCGGTCTGAACAGCTCCATGAAGTTTGGCAACAAGGATATGCAGATGCGTACCTACGACACGACTACTGGCGATAAGCTGTCTCTGTTCAACAAGGCGCACAAGTCCATCACCCAGCCGAAGTACACCCAGTCCAACCGCTTCTCCTACACCTCGTCTGATGACCTGTACACCGTACTGGACACCATGCAGGAGAAGATGCAGAAGTTCACCGACGATGATGGCAACCTGCTCGCAACTGCGCCGGATACTATCATTATCCCGAACAGCGGCAAGATGAAGCGCAAGCTGACCGAGGTTGTCGGCTCTGAATTTAAGGACGGCGGCAACCGCGTAGGCTTCAACTTTCAGTACGGCGGATGGAATTTCATCGTCTGGAACTATCTGCCGAACACCATTGCAGGCAAGGAGTATTTCATGCTGATGGACAGCAAGAAAAACCAGAACACGCTTGCTATGCCGTTCCTCGATCGCGTAAAGCTGACCACCGACAGCTATACCGACAAGAACACCGACGCACAGGTATACACCGGCCGTGCACGTTTCATTGCCGGTTTCGTAAACTGGCGCTCGATTGCAATTGCAGGCGAGGACCTTGCAGACGCTACCGCACTGCTGTAAGGATAAGCGGCGGGGGAAACCCCGCCTTTTCCTTTTTGAAAGGAGTGTGAGCGAATGACATGGGAGCAAATCCAGAAAGCGGCGCTTGATAAGATTTTCTCGCGCCTCAACTACGGCACGGAAACCGCGCTGACCTCGCCCGATGTGGCGGATTATGTGCGGGCAATGCCGCACGCGGCATGGTTCGCAATGATCGACCTTGCGGAGATCATGCCGATTTACAAGAGCGTGGAGGTGGAACTGCCGGACGATAACGCGAAGGGCAACCGGCTGTACCACCTCAAGGAGCTTGCACCGGATTTCATGCGGTTCTGCCCTGACCGGCTGACCATTCGCGGCGAAAACAACACGTTTGAGCGCGTGAACGACTATCAGTTTGACGGCATGGACGAGCTGTATCTTCCGGCGGAGTATCAGGGAACGCTCGTTATCTGGTATGAGGCTTATCCCGAGGAAATCACCGAGGACACGCCGGGCGACACGACCTTTTCTCTTGCGGAGGAGGCACAGCGGGCAATTCCGCTGTATATCGCGGCGGAGGTGTTCAAGGAAGATGATATTTCCATGGCGACGCAGTATCTGAACGAATACGAGAACGTAAAGCAGATGCTTGCAAGCAGGAGACAGCAGACTTCGAGCGGCGGCGCGTGGCGCTCGGTTACGGGGTGGGTGTAAATGGCAACATACAAGATTCCCGATTCCCCGAAAAAGTACAAGACCGAGTATTCCAAGTTCAAGGGCGTGGATTTGTCAAGCAACCCGACGCAGGTTGATTCTGCACGCGGCGCTTCCGGTACGGTAAACCTGATCTCGGACAGCGGCGGCTTTCCCGAAAAGCGCAAGGGATGGCGCGTGCTGCTGAATGTCGAAAAGCCGGTAAACGGCCTGTATCGCGGTATTATCAAGGGCAAAGAATACTTTCTTGTGCATGGTGGCACACGGCTGTACAAGTGGACGGAGAACACCTTGACAGAGCTGAAAAGCGGACTTACTAACAAGCAGGGCACGTCGTTTACGCTGAACGACAAAATGTATGTGCTGACGGGCGGCGAGTACCTTGTGTTCGACGGCGAGACCGCCAAGGATGCAACAGTGGATGCTTACGTTCCGACTACTACCATTGCTAACAAGCCGACGGGAGGCGGAACCAGCTTCGAAGACGTGAATTTGCTGTCAAACAAACGCAAGAACGAGTTCTGCGCGGACGGTTCGGCAACGACGTATCAGTTGGACACCACCGACATTGAAAGCATTGCAGAGGTTAAGGTAGATGACAAGGTGTGGGAGAGCAGCAAGTACACGCTGGACAAGACCAAGGGACAGGTGAAGTTTACGAGCGCACCGCCGAAACCGGCGATCACCGGCAAGGACAATGTGGTCATTACGTTTGTGAAGCCGGTGGAGGGCTACAAGGAGAAGATCACCAAGTGTACCATTGCCGCAATCTACGGCGGCAAGTCACAGGACAGGGTGTTCTTTGCGGGAAATCCTGATGCGCAGGACAAGGACTGGCGGTGTGAAAGCAACAACCCGCTGTACTTTCCCGATCTTTCCTATACCAAGGTGGGCGCGGACGGCGCGGCAATCATCGGGTACAGCGCGATTTCGGACAGTCAGGCCATCATCAAGGCAGACGACCGAAGCGAAACCACGATTTACTTTCGCGGCTACAACATCGACACGACCACAAGCAAGGTGCAGTTTCCGGTAAGACGCGCCGCCGCTGGTGCTGGTGCAGTGGCAAAACGGGCGTTTGCGTATCTGCCGGAGGAACCGGTATTCCTCAGTCGAACGGGCGTGTTTGCGCTGACGAGCAGCAACATCACGGCACTGCAGGTAGCGCGAAACCGCAGCTACTATGTAGACGCGTCATTAACGAAAGAGGAACACCTTGAAAACGCCTGCGCTGTGGTGTGGAACGGCTATTATGTGCTGGCGGTAAACGGTCACGCCTATGTTATGGACACCAACCAGAACGTGGCGTACAAGCCGCAGTCCTACGGCGATTATGTCTATGAGTGCTATTACTGGGACAACTTCCCGGCGGTGCGCATGATGGAGAGCCGAGGAAACCTGTATTTTGGCACAAGCGACGGCAAAATCTGTCGGCTGAACACGGATATAGACACCATGCAGGCGTATTCGGACGGCGGCACGATGGGCGAGGACGGCAAAATCACCGGCGGCGCTGCAATCGCGGCAGAATGGCACACAAAAGCGGACGATGACGGCGATTTTATGACCTATAAAACGATGGTGAAGCGCGGCAGCGGCATTATGATGAAGCCGTATACCCGTTCGTCCTTGCAGGTATACGCACGGACAGAGAGGGATTTCGGCAGAAAGATACGCGAGGGTATCGCGGATATTTTCAATTGGGAAGATATTGATTTCAGCCGTTTTACCTTTAACACGAACGATGCGCCGCAGGTACTTCCCTTTAACAGCAAGGTAAAGAAATACAAGACCTTGCAGCTGATCGCGAAGAATGAAGCACTGAACGAGGCGTTCGGTCTGTTCGGCATTATCAAGAGATACACCATCGGAACTATGGTGAGGTGAGTAAATGGCAATCGAAAAGATTTCAGACAGTGCGGTAAGCACGAACGGCGTTGTTTCTGCGCCTGATACCTTAACAGGCAGCGCGGCGGAAAACAAGGCGGTATTCGACAGACTGACAGGCAAGACGGCAATTCCGAAAGTCAACGAGGTTATCGACGAAGTAAATCGGCTGACCGGACAGGACGTTTTTACCGTCAAAGCACCGGACGGCTCGATCGTTTACATGAGGCTTAACAGCGACAAGGTTCTCGAAACGTCAACCGACGGCGTGAATTTCGAGGCGACCGGTTCGAGCGGTCATGTGGTGCTCGATGCGGGCGGGCGTGCGCTGCCGCAGAGGAGCAGGATGCAGTTTGCAGAGGGCTCGGTCGAGGACGTGAACGGCGTTACCGTTATTCACGGCGTTGTCGGTCCGCAGGGTATTCAGGGCGATAAAGGCGATAAAGGCGACAAGGGCGACAAGGGCGATTTAGGTCCGGTCATCGTGCCAAGCGTGGATGAGAACGGCGTTATGTCGTTTACCGTGCAGGCTACGGCAATCGCGCCGCAGAGCGTTTCGGTTCGCGGTCCGCAAGGCCCTCAGGGTGTGCAGGGCGCACAGGGCGCTCAAGGCGCAAGAGGCCCACAAGGCATTCAGGGCGTGGCCGGTGCACAAGGCCCACAAGGTGAACAGGGCGAAATCGGTCCTGCTGGCCCTAAGGGCGCAACCGGTGCAACTGGCCCAACCGGTGCAACCGGTGCGACCGGCGCAGTCGGTCCGAAGGGCGATAAAGGCGATACCGGCGCACAGGGTCCGCAGGGTGAACGCGGCGTACAGGGCGCACAGGGCATTCAGGGCGCGACCGGTCCGGCAGGTCCGCAAGGCCCGAAAGGCGACACCGGTGCACAAGGTCCTCAGGGCCCGCAGGGCAAGACCGGCGCAAACGGCAAGGACGGCAAGAGCCTGTTTGTACAGGACGTTTACTCTACGCTGGCGGCACTTCGCAAGGCAATCCCCAACGGCGATGAGTATATGTATCTGGTCAGCGCGGACAAGGAGTGCTATATCTGGTCGGAAATCGCGCTTGACTGGGTATCTGTCGGCAAGTTAGAGGGTCCGACAGGTCCGCAAGGCCCTCAGGGTGCACAGGGCGTACAAGGCCCAAAAGGCGACACCGGCGCACAGGGTGTGCAGGGTATCCAAGGCGTACAGGGCCCGAAAGGCGAAAAAGGCGAAACGGGTTCACAGGGTCCGCAGGGCGAAAAAGGTGCAAAAGGTGACACCGGCCCGCAGGGCATTCAGGGCAAGACCGGTGCGACCGGCCCGCAAGGTGCAAAGGGCGACACTGGCCCGCGAGGCCCACAGGGTACACAGGGCCCGCAGGGCCCGCAGGGCGAAATCGGACCGGAGGGTCCGCAAGGCCCGGCTGGCGTTGCCGGTCAGAACGGCAAGAGCGCGTATACTTCTGCGGTAGAAGCGGGGTATTCCGGTACAGAAACCGCGTTTAATAAGGCGCTGAGTGACGTGCCTGGACATATTGCAAGCACAAGCAACCCACACAAGGTGACGGCTCCGCAGGTTGGCGCTGACCCGTCCGGCACGGCTGCAAATGAGGTGTCCACGCACAATGCTGCGGCAGATGCACACAGCACACTGTTTTCCAAGAAACAGGATAAAATCAAGGGCAAGAAGGGAAAGTACCTCGGCTTTACGGCGAATGACACCGTGGGTGAGATGGATGCACCGGCATCCGGCGGCAGTCGCATTACACTGACATTTGCAAGTGATTTTGTCGGTCAGGTGTGGACGCTCTCCGGTGGTGGGGAAACCTACACCGGCACGGTAGACAGCAGCAAGATGGCAACTGTAAGCGTACTCGGCATTAACACTACTTACACCCTGAGTGTGGTACTGTCCGGTACGACGTATACCGCCGAGGTTACAACCAAGGCGTATTATACGGCACTTGCAGTAACGCTTGAGAAATTCCAGTCCACGATTACCGTAACCGTAGACAGTGGTTCGACGGTGACGGCGACACTGGGCAGCACGGTGCTGACCAAGACGAGCACTGGCACGGCTGTGTTTACCGTCAACAAGGCGGGTACTTGGGCAATCAAAGCAACACTGGATGACCAGACCGCAGAGGGTACGGTAAGCATTACCGCCAGTGGTCAGAGTAAGTCGCTGACGCTGAGTTACGCTAATGTGTTCGGCGTGGTGTGGGATACGTCCAACGGTAGCACGGCTCTGACGCGCTTAACGCCGAGTACTGACCCTTACGGACTGGTTACGCGGTCGGTGACAACTGAGCCTGTTCCGGCGGTTGGTAGTGGTTCGGGCAGCAGTCCATTTGATGCGTATGCACCGTGGAACGGCATGAAGGAGTGCAACCTTAATGCGTCCGGTGCAGTAACGGCTTGGAAGGGTGATAGCGGCTTTTCGCGGTCGAACGCTCTCACTATGGTATTTATTCCGGTGTTTTACGTTGCTCAGAAGCGTAGCGGCACAAAGCAGTATTTCTACGTTTCAGATAAACCGAAAACTGGCATGACGAAACATCCGGGCAGTGGTAAGTATGTCGGCAGGTATCACATGAACAGCGGTGGGTACAGCATTTCAAGCCCATATCCGTGGGTCAATATCACCCGCTTGACAGCGCGCAACAAGGCAAAGAGTGTAGGCTCGAAATTCCACCTGTACGACTTTGCAACTTACTGTGCAATTATCTTTCTGTATGTTGTGGAGTTTGCAGACTGGAACTGTCAGAACAAGATTGCATACGGCAGAGTCAATCAATCGTCGGCTATAACCTCTGGTAAAACGGATACAATGGTCTATCATACGGGAACTGCGGGAAGTAGAATCTCGGACGGTGCCGCAGAATGCCAGTATCGTTGGATTGAAAACCTGTGGGGTAATGTGTACCAGTGGGTAGACGGCTTTAATGCCAACGGTACAACTGTTTACTACTGTACTGACCCGAGCAAGTACGCGGACGATACTGCAACCGGCTACACCAAGATTGGTACACTGCCTGCATCTGGCTACATTAAGGATTTGATCGTTACAGACAATGGTCTGCTCATTCCTAAAACTACCGGCGGTTCGGAAACGACGTACATTCCAGACTACATGTGGTCATCCTCTGGTTGGCGCGTGTTGTGTGTTGGTGGCGACTGGAGCTACGGTGCGAATGCGGGTCTGTTGTGCTTCTTTGCGAACAACGCTTCGTCGAATTCGAACTCGAGCATTTCCGCGCGTCTCCTGTGCGAGGCGTAGCCTCGCAATCCCCTCCGGGGGTCCGGGGGTCGCAACCCCCGGCATGTTTCAAAGTATAAATTTTAATCTAAGCAGGGACTGTCTGCGCGTCGCGGAGCGCGTGTCGGTAAAGATGGCACAAGCACTGCTTAGTCGGCTTGGGCGGCTGAAATGGTGTGCCAGCAAAACGATAATGGTTAAATATGTACGTCCAGTGGGCGTGCAAAATTTGAAAGGAGTGGTACGAATTGAGAGTGCACGGAGATGTCAAACCGCCTGAGGTTGCGGCAGGCAGTATGCCAAACAAGCCCGGCAGGGCGTGGGTGCGAATCTGTCTGAACGCCAAGCAGGACGAGCATGGCTGGGTGTATGACGAGTATGTCACCGAGGTTGCCAATGGTGCTGATTTGCAGGAGCGCGTGACCGCACAGGCTGACGCACTGCTTTTACAGGCCGTCGGCGAGGAATACGGCACACCGCTGACCTCTGTCGATGATCTGCGTGAGCGTCGTATCGCAGACAGCAAGACCGATCTCGCTGCATGGCTGGCTGAGAACCCGCTTACATGGACAGACGGCAAGCAGTATGCTGTAACGTCGGAAAAGCAGGCACAGCTTACATCGGCGCTGGCGGTGCAGCAGGTTGCACAGTCTGCGGGCGTGGAACGTGAGCTGCGTTGGAACTCTACCGGCGATGAATGTACGGTTTGGCAGTATGCTGACCTGTGTGCGCTGGCACTGGCGATTGCAGCCTATGTCGAGCCGCGCGTAAGCATCCAGCAGGCGGCCGAGGTGGATCTCCGCAATGCAGCGACGGCAGAGGAGGTCTTGAGTGTTGCGTGGAATTACTCGAAAGTCGGTTCTTGAACACCTGCTGTTTGCAGTGATCGGTGGCGCGTTGTATATGCTGATTGAGATTGCATGGCGTGGCTATACGCATTGGTCTATGGGTATTCTCGGCGGTGTGTGCTTTGTTCTGGTGGGACTGTTGGACGAGGTTCAGCAGCACCCGCCACTCATTGTGCAGATGGCACAGGGAGCAGTAATTTGCACTGTGCTTGAACTGCTGGCTGGTCTGGTGCTAAACGTCTGGCTCGGTCTGGATGTATGGGACTACTCCAGCGTGCCCGGAAATCTCATGGGGCAGGTGTGTCCGCAGTTTACCATTGCATGGGCGGCGCTGTCGGCGGTAGCAGTATGGGTTGAAGATCGTTTGCACAAAATCTTCGACTAACAGACAAAAAACGTAGGAAATTTTACAATATAAGCACTGGTGTTCGGTGCAGACCGGCGTGCCGGAGCTGCTGAGCGAGGAGGATAAGCGCCTGCTGGGCATTTGACCGGACGCGCAGAGAAAGAGAAAAGCGCAAAGGAGACGAAAATGGATAATGTAAACAATTTTAAGGCGGCTGTTACCGCTTGCATTGCCGTCCTTACCGCCCTGTGGGGGTGGTTCGGCTGGCTTGTGGTGCTGTTTGTTGTCGCAATGGCGGCGGACTACCTGACGGGCACTGCGGCGGCAATGCAGAAAGGAAAATGGTCGAGTAAGGCGGCAAGGGACGGCATTTTTCACAAAGTCGGTTCCATCGTAGTGGTTGCAGTCGCAGGCGGCGCGGATTTGCTTATCGGTATGATTTGTGACCATCTGCCGGGCGTGACGCTTCCGTTTGAATATACGGTTCTGCTGTGCCCTCTGGTAGTAGTCTGGTACACGCTGACGGAACTCGGCTCTATCGTGGAGAACGCAGTTTCGCTCGGCGCGCCGTGTCCGGCATGGCTGAAAAAGGCACTTGCGGCCGCAAAGGACGCGGTGGACAAAATCGGAGATGAGGAAAAATGAAAATCACTTTTAAGGGCTGTAACCCAAGCAACTACCGCAAGGGCAGAGAGTTTCCTGTGCACTGGATTGTTCTGCATTTCACCGCGAACAACGGCGATACGGCACAGAACAATGCAGATTTTTTTGCAAGAGAAAGCGGCCTGCGTGCCAGTGCGCACTACTTTGTAGACCCGAACGGCGTTGTGCAGAGCGTAAAGGATGGCGACACGGCATGGCATTGCGGCAGGGAACGCGGCGGCAGTTACTACAACGACTGCCGGAACGCTAATTCTATTGGAATTGAAATGTGTAGCGTTATCCGGAACGGCGTGTACGTTATCCCGGAAGCTACAATGAAGCGTGCCGCAAATCTGACCCGCGAGCTGATGGCAAAGTACCATATTCCGGTATCGCGCGTGTGCCGTCACTATGATGTGACGAGGAAAAATTGTCCCGAACCGTGGGTACGCAATCCACAGTTGTGGCAGAAGTTCAAAACCATGCTGACAGAGAAAGAGGTTGAAGATATGACGGAAGCACAGACCCGCGCAATCGCAAAGCAGGAGATCAGCAAAGCGGAAAGCGCAAAGAAAGTATACAACAGCGTTGCCGAATGCCCGGCGTGGGCGAAAGACACCGTGCAGAAGCTGGTGAACAAGGGCTTTTTGCAGGGCGATGATAAGGGCAAGCTGGCACTGAGCACCGACCTGCTGCGCCTGCTGGTTATCAACGACAGAGCACATCTGTACGACTAAGAGAAAAAACGAGGGGAAAGATATGCGGTGACACCATAACAAGGGGATAACCGCATGAAATTAACGGAGTTTACAAGACCGGAGGTGGAATACCTCCGGCAGGAATGCAACTTTACAGACGAGGAACGCGCCGTGTTCGACATGAGGGCATCGGCGCGTTCTATCGTTGAGATCGGACTTACACTGCATATGAGCGAAAGCACCGTGTACCGCAAGCTAAACTGCATCAAACGTAAAATATTGCGAGTTTTATGACAGGTTCGGGACAGTGAAAAGCCTTATACTGAAAGTATAAGGAGTGAACGCCTATGAGTTACGAACAACGTCTTGAGTTGCTGGGCTACGATCCCGTTTGCGCTCGGCGCGTTGCAGAGGACTACCGCGAAGCAGGCAACACGGAGTATCTGGAGGAATATCTTGCATACAAAGAGGCTGCGCGCAAGTCCATCAGTGAACACGTTACGGAGGTGCTGGGCTAATGGCATATGGAGCACCTTACGGATACGGCGGTTATACGCCGCAGTATCCGCCGCAGCAGTACCCGCAGCAGCAGGTTCAGCAGCCTGTACAGTCGCCGCAGCACCTTGTTAGGCCTGTCGCAAGCGTGGAAGAAGCGCGTGCCGTACAGACCGATTTTACGGGCGCATTGACTATCATGCCAGATACGGCACACGGCGCAATCTACACCAAACAATTAAACCTGCAAACCGGCTGTGCGGACTTTGCTTTGTACCGCAGAGCGCAGGATCAGGATGCGCCAAAACCTGACTATGTAGCGAGGGGCGAGTTTGACGAGCTGAAAGCACGGTTCAATACCTTATGCGACCAGTTAGGAGGGCCGAAGCATGATGAATAACCCGATGATGCAGGTTTTGCAGCTGATGCGGAACGGCGGAAACCCTATGACGATGCTGAACCAGATGACGGGAAACAATCCGATGGTGAACCAGCTCATGCAGAGTATGCAGGGGAAAAGCCCGGATGCACTGCGGCAGATGGCGATGAACATTGCCAAAGAGCGGGGAATCGACCTCGACCAGTTTGCACAGCAGTTCGGCATGAAGATCAAGTAAATACGAAACTGTAAAAAAACAGACGATTTTTTACGGTTCCCTTTTCAGTTACGGAATCTTGAAGAAAAATCCGGCATGAATTTGTCATGTTCGGAATACGCGCGGTTCCGTTCAAATATATACTGAAAAGGAGATTTTCAAATGGATAACGATTTTGCAACCGGCTACGCTCTTGGCTCTGACAACAACGGCGGCGGCAATGACGGTATGTGGGGCGGCAATGGCTCGTGGATTTTTGCATTTCTGATTATTGCGCTGATCTTCGGCGGCAACGGCTGGGGCTGGGGCAACAACGGCGGCAACGGCGCAGGCTATCAGGGTGCAGTAACTCGTTCTGACCTGTGCAGTGAGTTCAATTTCAACAACCTTTCCCGTTCCGTTCTCGGCATTCAGGACGGATTGTGCAACGGCTTTTACAGCATGAACAACGGTATGCTGACCGGCTTCAACACGCTTGGCAGCGCAGTTTCTAACGGCTTCCACGGCGTGGACAATTCGGTTTGCCAGCTCGGCTATCAGAATGCCCAGCTTATCAACGGCGTAAACACCAACATGAACAACGGCTTTAACGGCGTGACCGCGGGCCTGACCGCACTCGGTACGCAGATGGCAAGCTGCTGCTGCGACACCCAGAGACAGGTAGAACGCGGTTTCTGCGACACCAATTACAACGCGGCAACCAACGCACGCGACATTATCCAGTCTACCCACAACGACACCGACCGTATCATTGCGCGACTGGATGCAATGGAGAACACCCGCCAGCAGGAGAAGATCGCGGCGCTCCAGAACGAGAACCAGACCTTGAAGTTTGCCGCATCTCAGGAGGCGCAGAACAACTATCTGGTTCAGACACTCCGCCCGGCTCCGGTACCGGCGTTCCCGGTTCCGGCACCTTACCAGTTTTCCGGCTGCGGCTGCAACACCTGCGGCTGCTGAGATACGATATTCAGGAGGGGGAGCAATCCCCCTGCCTTTGACAGGAGGGAATAGTTATGGCTTGCAAGCCTGTACAAAAACTGTGTCCGAACCTGCGTATCTCACAGGCGGTCACTTACACAAGCGGTGTACTGACGGTGAACATTCCGGCGGGGGACTACCAGAACGGCTGCGTTTACGGAATCGTAATCGCGCAGAACATTCCGTCAACAACGATCATCGGCGCGCCGGTGGTAATCACCATCGGGGACGGAACGGTAACGTATCCGCTGCTGAAATGCAACGGCGCTCAGGCGACAGTGTTTAATCTGGATACCCGTCACAAGTACCTGTGCCGGGTGGTCACTTCGGCAAACGGCGGCAGTTTCCGTATGCTCGGTAATTCCTGCTGCTCTCACTCTAACGCGCTGCGGTCCATCAACGGAACTGCACCGACAACGTAAGGGGGTGACGGCATGAAAAGAGGTACTATGATGCTGCTGATGCAGCGAAACCGCAGAAGCGACTTTACACCGGAGGAATGGAGAAACCGCAAGGCGTATCCGGAAAGCCGTGAGCATTACGGCGTGCGTTATGAAATGCCGCGTAACCGTTATATCGAGCCTTACGGTTATGATGAGCCGCAGAGCTACTACGACGAACGGTTCCACGGCGGCAGAGAACCGGTTATGCGCGGTTATACGCGCTATTCCAACGGCAGATTTGCCCCGCACAGCAGCGCGGAATATCCCGAGTATGACGAGATGCCGACATACCATGACGAGGGTATGCGCCCGATTGGGTTTCGTGATGAACCTATGCGTATGGGGGATACTTCGTATGTAGGGGACAAGACACGCGGCAGCGACAAACAGCTTGGCTATGCACGCGGCAGCGGCGCGAAGCTCAACCGTGAAATGGCGGAACGCTGGGTGCGCGGCATGAAGAACGCCGACGGCTCGACTGGCGCACACTGGACACTGGATCAGACCACGGAATTGATGCAGCGGCGCGGAATAAACTGCAATCCGGTGAAATTCTGGGTTGCGATGAACGCAGTGTACAGCGACCTCAGCGAGGTTGCAGAGCGCCACGGCGTAGGCAATGATGAATTTTACGCGGACATGGCAAAGTCGTTTTGGCTGTGTGACAAGGATGCAGTGGAAGACAAACTGGCGGCATACTACGAGAATGTTGTAAAACACAACTAAACACAAAAAGCAGGTGGAAACACCTGCTTTTATTTTACGAAAAGGAGAAAAGTATATGGCGAAAAGTGCGTGGGGCGCAATCGGAAAGGTACTGGGAACAGGCATTAAGAACACCATTGCGGCAAACACAAAGAAGAACAACACGAGCAGCTCTTCTTCGAGCTCGTCGAATCGAGGCAGCAGCAGTTCTTCCGGCGGCTCGTCAAACAACACGACGGGCAGCACAGCAAGCAGCGCAGCCGCTACGCCGGACTGGCTGAAACAGGCGCAGGCAAACTCGCAGGCGTGGCACACGGCAGATGCAGCAACGAAAAAAACGCTGCAGGAGAAGAACAAGGCATTGTACAGCAGTCACGGCTACACCTATGACGGCAAGACGGGCACATGGAGCGCACCGACTGCGGGCAGTAAATCGGCTGCGGCAGCCGGAAACCTGATCGGCGGACTGGCTAATATCGGCCTGAACGCTTACAATCAGCTCAAAAACCAGAACAACAATCACAGTTCAATTCCGAGTGCGGACTACAAGAATACCGACCTCGGCAACACGTTCTGGCAGTCGGTAAACGGCGGCTCGACCGACATTGACTATTTGCAGTCTATTGCGGATGCACGACAGAAAAAAGCACAGGCAAATGCTAATCTGAATCAGTATGTGGACGATCAGAACCAGCTTGCCATGCAGGCATATATCAATCAGCTGCGGCAGACTCAGAAATATGCAGATCAGTACAACCAGTATTACGAGGATGCGATCTCCAAGCAGCAGGATGCGTACACACAGGCGGCGGAACAGGCAGCGGCGCAGTACCGACAGCTGATGCCGACGATGAACCAGAGCTATGATGATGCAGCGCGGCAGGCATATATCAACTACCGAACCGCACAGCGCGATCTTCCCGAACAGCTTGCGGCGGCGGGCATTTCCGGTCAGGGTGCGGCGGAAAGCTCGATGGTTCAGCAGAACAACGCTTACAATGCGGCGTATAACCAGAACGAGCAGGCGCGTGCAAACGCCCTCGCCAATCTGGAAAATCAGGCGGCAAACGCCTACAATACGACGGCCAATCAGGGCTTGCAGAGCGTTGCAGAACTGATGGCGCAGCAGGCGAATGCACAGCAGAACATTCTTGCACAGCAGGAGCAGATGCGACAGAACGCAATTGGCAATCTGTTTAACTATAACAACGCGATGGGCTATTCCGGCGGCATGCCGACGCTCGACGCACAGCAGACGCTTGCGAACATTGCGTACAACAAGCGTGCACAGGATATGCAGCAGTCGCAGTATGACCAGTCGTTTAAGAACGATCAGCAGAATGCTATGCGTGATTACTACCTCAAACTCTGGGAGGGCATGGGCAATCGCGGCGCTACGGCGCAGATTGCGGCGGTTCTTGGCATCCCTGTTGGCTCGGTATACGGCGCAGGCACTTACAACGCAAATTATTACTAAACAGCATTGGGGCGGGAAACCGCCCCTCTCTGATTTTGGAGGCGCAACATGGCATTAAGCAATTCCCGCAAAAAGCAGCTTGAACAGGCGAAGAAGAACGCCAAGGAAAAAGCAAAACAGAAGCAGAACAAGGCACTGATTCAGCAGTACAACGCGACGCACAAGAACGCACCGAAGCAGACCGTCAGCGCAAAAACGAACAACCGCAGCACGCAGAAACAGGCAAGCACGCCGCGGCGGAACGCAAAAAACCCGCGCGCGGACAGCAATCACGGCATCCAGACGGCGCGGCACACAGCGTCCACGGCAAAGCAGGCAAGCACTTATCTGTCCGGTGGGAACAGCTCCCGAAGCCGCACTTCGCGTTATGCCGCATCTTCCGGCACGACACTGCCGAAGACAACGCGGCGAACCGGCACGGGCAAGACATGGAACGAGAAGGAAGAACGGCAGAAAGCGATTGATACGCTGAATGCCAACTCCATGGCGTGGCACAACACATCGGACGAAGCGGAAAAGACGCGCCTGCACGCGGCGAACAACCGCATTCGTCAGAAGTTCGGCATGACATACAATGGCGACAGCGGCGCGACGTATCTGCCAAAAGCCGGCGGTGGAAAGACCAATGTTTCCAAGCCGGTGGTTGAGACGGCGAGAAATGCAGCGTTTGGGCAGAACTATCAGACGCAGGGGCAGAGGCAGGCGCGGTATGACGAACTGAATAACGAGATTGACCGGATGCAGAAGCAGTATCCGTATCTGATCGCTATGGACATGAAAAACCGCAATGCAGGAGAAAAGCTGGCTGCGGTGCCGTGGCTGATTTCTCATCCGAAACTGGCGGCTGCCGGTATTAACGGCGATGACCAGTACAGCAAGATGAGCACGACGAACAAAAAACAGGCGGACGCGATGTATCAGCTGTACAAGCGGCTGAACGATGAAGCAGATGCGATCAGCAAGCAAAGTGCGGGCAAGGCGTGGGGGAGCGGCGTTGCAAATGCAGCACTCAATGCAGCGGGTGCGGTAGAAAACGGAGCACGCTATGTCACCTCTGCGGCTGAAAACGCACTGAGCGGCGCGCTGAAACTGGCTGGCAAGCAGGATGCGGGCCGGTTCTGGGAAGATGTTGCAAAGAACACGGTAAACACCAGCTTTGCGGATTCTGCAATGCAGAAGGTGAACGACTGGGCACAGCCTGTCGGTTCGGCAAAGAAAGCGCAGGAGCTTGCCGGTTCCGGTGCGCGTATGCTGCCGGGCATGGCACTGGGTGCGGCAACTGGTACGGCAAGCAAGGTTTCCTCTCTGCTGAATAAAGCACCTCTTGCGAATGCAAGTTTAGCGGCAATCTTTGGCGATTCTGCGGCGAGTGGTGCACGCGAAGCGCTGAACGACGGTGCAAGTCTTAATCAGGCGCTTGCTTACGGTGCGGGCAGCGGCTTAACCGAAGTCGGCACGGAGAAGATGTTCGGCGGTATTCCCGGACTGAACGAGGGCGTTGCAAAGCTGGGAAGCAAGAGCAGGATTCTCAACAAGGCGTTTGATGTTCTTGGTGAGGGCGTGGAGGAAGCGACAAGCACGCTTATCAATCCCTATCTGAAACGCGCTACCTACGACAAGAACGCAAAGAACGCAACCGCGCAGGAGCTTTGGGACAGCGCAAAGGGCGGCATGGCACTTGCGGGCATTATGCAGGGCGCGAACGCGGTATCGGAACGGCTGGCAAACCGGAGATACGGCACTGCACCGGCTGAGACAACCACCTCTATTCATGACGCAAATGCGGATGTGCGGGCGGCAGAGCAGATGGACAATCGACTGCACCCGAACACGTCGCAGGCACTCCCGACGGCACAGCGGCTTGCACTGCCTGAGGGCAACACGCGCACGGCTAACACGTTGTATGCGAACGAGAACGGCGGTGTTGCGAACAATCTGCGTGCATTTAACAATGCTGATACACCGGACGTTCTGTACGGCAATATGCGCGGCGATTTCACGTCTGCACCGGACAGCGGCAGTGTATTGTTTGCAAGCCAGAACGGACAGGTATCGCAGACCCTTCCGACCGGATATCTGCCAGTGGGACGCAGTGGATTGACGAAGGTTGCGGCACAGGTGGATGAAACGCAGACGATTCCACGGTTTGCAGTGGATGATGCGGGTAATTCCAACGGAGGTTTGAGTGATGTCGAAATGCAGTGGGCAAAGCTGCTTGCGGCTAATCAGGAGAAAACCGGTGTCAGTATTCAGCAGGTAGCACATGAAATTGTTGATTCTACGTTTGAGGAATACAATCAGGCATTGCAGTCGGCGGAACAGTATGTAAGAGACTACACGCCGCAGGGTACGTCTGTTGTGTGGAACGCAGACGGAACCAGTTTTAGAGCAAGCAACAACGAAAAGTGGTACTCCGACTACTACAAGAAGAACGGCAAGGCACCGAGCAGAGCCGAGGCGGCGCAGGTTGCGGCACAGTTGGTAAAAGCAGATATTCAGCGCGGCGGCGGTCAGTTTATCAGCGCAGAACTGGCGCAGGACTTGCAGACCGCATTGGAGATTCAGGCGGCAGCAAATGCACTGGGCGAAAATGTTATCTCTGCACAGGTTGTAGACGGTAATCTGGTGGTGCAGCGCGGCAAACCTGCATACACGGCAAATATTCAGGACACCAACGCAAGACTCGACCGGAATATTATCAGCCCGGTAATGCAGGGCGCGACGGCGGCTCCGATCAACCTGAGCCCGATGCAGAGAGCCGGTCAGACGCAGAGCGCACCGACGCTTGCGGATGTGCGGCAGGCGCGGAACGACATTATGCCGAAGCTGACCCGCGCGGGGGCGGAGACGGCGCAGACGGACGTTCAGACTGCACCGCCGGAAATTACACAGCCGATGCAGGAAAACGCGCATGCGGCACAGCAGGCGGACATTAACCCCAAGCTGACAAAAGCGGAAGTGAATGCGGAAAGCTCGGTGGGTGCGGCGGAAACCGGATTCGACCCGTATTCCAAGATGGTGAATGACTATGGGGCGATTGAGCCGGGCGAAAATCCGGCACGAGTGGTGGATGTGCCGCAGAGTACGAACGGCTCGGACAGGGTAAGCAATGTGGCGCGAACCATTATGGAGAGCGGCATTACACCGGACAACCTCATTCCGGCACTGGAAAACCATGTTGCGGAGGGTTTGTTTTCGCATGATGTGAAGTCGCTGAAAAAAACACTCAGCGGTGCGACGAAAACCATTCAGAAGAAGGGATGGCAGGGCGCGTTTGACCAGTGGGAGGAAGTGACGGACGGCCGCAGAGCCGTTACGGACGATGATATTGCACTCGGTCAGATGATGTATACGGCGGCGGTCGAAGCGGGCGACACGCAGACGGCAATGAAGCTCGCGGGTGACCTTGCGGTGCAGGGCACGGCACTCGGACGCGGTGTAAATGCGTTTAAGCTGCTCAAAAAGACCACGCCGGAAGGTCAGCTTTACTACTTGCAGAAGGCTGTACAGAAGATTCAACAGGAGTATCAGTCGCGGTTTGACAAGCAGGCGAACAAGGCGGCTAAGAAACAGGGCGTTCCGGCAGCGGAAGTCGCAGACCGGTACGGACTTAAACTGAATGAGGACTTAGCGAAAGAGTTTTTGCAGGCAGAGACCGATGAAGCGCGTGCAGAAATCACTGACAAGATTTACAATGACGTTGCGCAGCAGATTCCTAAGACGGCAGGCGACATGCTGAACGCATGGCGCTACTTTGCGATGCTGGGTAATCCGCGCACGCATATCCGCAACATTATGGGCAACGTAGCCTCTGCGGCGGCGCTCGATACCAGTCACAAGGTTTCGGCAGTCGGACAGAAGTTTTTGCCGCAGGAAAAGCGAACCCGTGCGCTGCATACGAGCAAGGCCGCGAAGCAGTTTGCCAAGGCGGACTATGCAAACGTCGAGGCGGAACTCAGCGGCAATGCCTACAAAACCGAAATGAGCGAAATCAAGCAGCGGCAGAAGCTGTTTCCGAAGCCGCTGCAAAAGGTGATGGACGTGAACACCTGGGCGCTTGACGCGGAAGATCAGGTTTTTAAGAAGAAATCCTACATTGACAGCATGGGTAACTTCCTGACGGCGCGCGGCTGGGACGTAAACAACCTCACGGAAGCACAGCTGAACGAGGCGCGTCAGCACGCGATTCAGGACGCGAAGATTGCAACGTTTCAGGATGCGTCGGCACTGGCGGACACGCTCAGCCGACTGGAAAAGAAGAACAAGGCAACAGAAGTTATTATCGGCTCACTTGTGCCGTTCAAACGCACGCCAATCAACGTTGCAAAACGCTCGTTTGAGCTGTCACCGGTCGGTCTGCTGAAAGCAATCACTTATGACGCGGTACAGGTCAAGAAGGGCAATATGGACGCAACGAAGATGATCGACCATATCGGACAGGGTCTCACCGGTTCGGGCGTTGCGGCGCTCGGCGCGTTCCTTGCAGCGCAAGGTTTGTTCTCTGCAGGCTCGAGCGACGACGACAAGGAAGCAAACTTTGATGCGGGCATGGGTCAGCAGGAGTATGCAATCAACATCGGTGGCAAGTCGTACACGATTGACTGGGCGTCTCCGGCTGTTGTGCCGCTTGCGATGGGCGGCGAGCTGTATGAAGCACTGCACCAGAAGTACGACGACGAGGAAACCGCGTTCAATCAGGCAATGGCAACGGTCAGCCGCATGTTCGACCCGATGCTCAATATGACGATGCTGTCCGGCGTTGGCTCGACGGTTACGAGCGCGGCATACAGCAAGAGCAATCCGCTGTTTGGCATTGCAAGCAACATTGCAACCAACTTTGGCGGTCAGTTTGTGCCGACGTTGTTTGGTCAGATTTCGCGCACGATCGACAATACACGCAGAACGACTTATGCGGACAAGAACAGTCCTGTTCCGTCGAGCTTGCAGAAATTTTTACAGCGGCAGCAGAACAAAGTTTCTGGCGTGTTCCAGATTCCATTTTTGCAAAAATACCAGACACCTGCATACACGGATGTATGGGGGCGCGAACAGAAAAACGGACCGGACAATGTGTTCGCACGCGCGGCGTACAACTTCTTCTCGCCGGGCTATCTGGCGGATGCAAAGGGCACACAGGCAGAAAAGGCGCTCAAAGAGCTGTATCAGGCAACCGGCGACAACTCTGTTTTGCCGAGCAAGCCGCAGAAGTATTACAAGGCTGAGGACGGCACGAAGAAGTTCCTCACCGCGCAGGAATATTCCACACTGACAAGCCAGAGCGGTAAAATCTCGCTGGATGCAATCGACAAGCTGACAAAATCCGAGGCATACAAGCAAATGTCGAACGATGAGAGAATCGAAGCGGTTGCGGATATTTACAAGTATGCCAAGGCGATTGCGGCGAACAAGGTATACAAGAAGGAACTGGACGGCACAACGAAGATTGTAAGCGAAAGCGGCATTGAGCCGGGTTTGTACTACGCCTACAAGGAGATGGAGGACAGCCTGAACAACGATATGGAAGGCTGGGAAGCACGAGACCAGGTATTCAATGCGATCAAGGCTGACAGCTCACTTTCCGATCAGGAGAAGAACGGCCTGTATCACTCGCTGCTTATCAAGGGTACGTCGCAGAGCCAGTGGGATAAGTATACCGAAATCAGCGGCAAGGTGACGGCTGAGGAATATGTGGACGCGATGATTCAGAAGCAGGCGATCACCAAGGAAGGTGAGGATATCGAGAAGGGACGCGCTTCTTTGGAGGCTACGGAGTTTTCGTATTACCTCGATTCCAAGGGGTATACCGGTGAAAAGCGGCAGGCGCTTGAAGATACGTTCAAGTTCTATTCGATGGTTAAGGCTGACCCCGCAAACTATACGTTTGATATGATTCGCGAGAACGGCGGCACAAAGGAAAAAGCCGCTATCGGAGAAGTGGAAAGCGCCGGTATCAGCGCAGCGCAGTACGCACAGATTAAGTCTGCGGCAAGCGGTGTTACATATGAAAAGGGCAAATCCGGTGCGAAGCTGGCGGCAGTTGCAAAGGTTGTCAGCCAGAACACGGCGAACTACAATGAGTATGCGGCGGTTATGCATGCGCTCGGCTACAAAAAGATCGACGGACATTACAGCAGCGGCGGCAAACTGCCGGAAGAAAGCGGTTTGAACACCGGTATCAATGTAAACCGTTCATCGGCTTCGCAGAAAACCAGCAGCGCGGGATTTGTTAATCCGACTACGGCAAGCAACTCTGTTGTAACCAGCGGATACGGCGGCAGAAACGCGGTCAAGACCTCGAAAGGCTACAGCAGCACCAATCATGACGGTATTGATATTGGCGGCACAGGCGGCAATCTGAACGGTCAGGCGGCGGACAGTATCGGCGGCGGTAAGGTTACTGAGGTTGGCTACGACGAGAACGGCTACGGCAACTATGTTGTGGTAGACCACGGCGACGGCTATACCTCGCTGTACGGTCACTTGCAGAAGGCTACGGTTAAGCAGGGAGACACGGTAAGCGCAGGTCAGCAGGTCGGCGTGATCGGCTCCACCGGCAGCAGCTCCGCTCCGCACCTACACCTGAGAGTGCATAAGAACGGACAGAGCATTGACCCGAGAACGGTTATTCCGGGGTATGGCGGATAAGAGAAGGGAGGGCGCGAAGCCCTCCCTTTTTTCTCTTTTGTGTGTCACTTGATGTGTCACCTGTGATTTTTAATGCATAAATCGTTAGATATAGCTGAGGTTTTTAAGAATTACATATTGAAGCAACTGCAATATGCTATAACTTTACCCTTGCATATAAAATCAAATAAAAATCCTCGTCAAACTCTGAATTTGGCGAGGAATTTCTGTTTTTACGAATTTATTAAAGGTATAAAACGAAACGGGGGATTGCGACGATTACATTATAAATGGGTTTGAAAGGGGTTTTGCGTGGTGTTGGGTGTGTCACTTGATGTGTCACCTAATAGACGCGATTTTCCCGCTATCGCGCGCTTGCTGAAATTCCGCAATACGATCGGCGGCAGACGCAAATGCCTCGTCGGAGAGGTGCGTATAAATTCGCGCGGTCATAGCGATGCTCTTGTGTCCCATGAGTTCTTTTGCTACATTGATAGGTACGCCTGCGGTTTGCAAATCGGTTGCAAAAGTGTGACGCATACAGTATGGAGTGAGGTCTTCGGCTACTTTAGATGTCTCTGGTATAATAGTTTTGCGGAAAGTCTTTGCACCCATGTCAATATCAAGAGCACGCTTAAAAGTCTGCCACATGTGATACATGGAAGATATGCTATATGGAGCGCCAGTTATCGGCTGAGTAAAGATATATCCTGTGCCTCCGGTGAGATACGGACGCAATGCAGGATTGATAGGGACGGAACGATCGCCGTAGTCGGTCTTTGCTGAATGCAGGATTATTCTGTTTTCGCTCAAACGCACATCTTCCCATTTGGCTTTGCGAGTTTCAACCGGACGCGCACCAGTGTAAAGCATAAACAAAACCCAAAAACCGGCGCGATGTGTTTTGCAGACGTTGAGTATATGTTTCCGCTCATCTGCGGTAATGGCTCTGTGTGTACCTCTTTCTGCTGTTGGCATAGTGATTCCCTCGGAAGGGTCAAATGTGAGTATGCGCTCTATACGAGCCTGCTTAAACGCAGCTCTAATGAATGTGATTAGTTTGGTTGCGAGGGAAAAGGACTTTCCGGCAACCTCATTCATAATACGCTGCAAATGCGCTGACTTAACATCGCACAGCCGCATATTCCCGATGACCGGAGAGATATAATTTTTTTGCATGCCAACCATGTTTCGATATGTGCTATTTGCTACCGTGGTCTTTTTGTAGGTCTCCAGATAATCTGTAAACCACTTATCAACTGTGGTATTTTCGTTAATAATGTCGATACCCTGTTCAAGACGGCGCTTCTTCTCCTCCACCTTTCGCCACAAATCGCGTTGCGTCTTTGCACGGACATTGTAGCGCTTTCCCGCAAACGAGAATGATTCACGATAATATCCATCTTTGTTTTTATTCATGTTGAAAAACCTCCTATTTTGTCGTATAATAAGAGGGTAGATTCCGTTCCAAAGTTTCTACCCTCGTTTCCCGCTTCGGTGCTGTCAACGCCGGGGCGGGATTTTTATTGTGCACAGTTTGCACAGGGCGTATAGCCCTCTTCGCTTGCTTCTGCGATTGTTGTTTTGATTGCGTTTTCACCGGCGCAGGACTGCGACAGGTGGTAACGCTTTCCGGATGGTGTGATGTAGGCGGTGGGGCTATTAGCCTTGTCGATCTCTGCAACATAGTCGTATGCCGGAATATCGTCAGAATTGGGTTCCAGATCGTATTCGTAGCAAGCGTCGTTCCAGCCTTCTTCATACGCTTGCTGCGTCAGGTCCTCAACGGAGCTTTTCTCGTTTGACAGCTCATTGTATTCGGCTGTTTTGGAATCAAGCTGGGATTGCAAATCGGCTATTTGTGCATTCAGATCGTCAACAGTGGCAATCTGTGATTTTGCTTTCGACACGGTAGCTGCGTTTTGGTCTATCTGTTCGCATAGGGCGACATTGTTTCTGTATAGCTGATAGGAATATACAGATACGCCTATTACAGCGCACGCAAGTACCGCAGATATAGCAGTCTGCACGTTGGATTTGTTCATCTTGCACACTTCCTTTCTTTATGGTAAAATGTGTGTGCAAGGGAAGCCCTTGTATAAATGCCCGTTTGGTGGTTGCGTCACCGGCGGGCATTTTTTATTTGTCCGGGTTATGGGACAGTGGTTATGCTGGTCAATTTATTGCCCTTGATAATCGAACAAATGTTCTGTATAATTTAGGCGTAAATTGACGAACGGTTTTGATTGCATTTTCCTCAAAATGGTAATATGCTAAAACCAAAGAACGAAAGGCGGAAATTCAAATGGACAATATCGACAAGCTGTTAAACTACATCAATTCGTTTTCAAATCCCCGCCTCATCTTGGACACGTTATCCGCGATTGCTGAACCAGTCATCAATCACCGCGATAATGTGCATGAGGAATTGCAGGTCGGCATCCGAGATCGCGGCACTGCCGCTCTCAATGATGTGAAGTTTCTGCAAAACTTCAAGTAAATCTTCACGGGTTACTTGGTTGTTCTCCCTCGTTTCGGCTTCGGTCGAGGCGGGGGCTTTTTCTTTTTCTGGTCGATGCCCGTTAGGGTCATCCGAAAGACCGAGCAAGTAATCTGCGGTGCAACCGAAATAATTGCATAGTGCAGTTACAGTGTCGGAACCGGGTTCTCTGGTTCCGGTTTCGTACCCGTAATAGGTTGTGTACTTTATTCCAATGCTTTCTGCGAACTTTCGCGCGCTCATTCCGGTTCCTTCGCGCAATTCTTTTATTCGGTCAAATATCATTTCATCACTCCTCTCTGCTTGCCTATATTATATATCTGTTGCGCGCGCACTGTCAATAAAAAATATTCGCAAAATGAGTAAATTATTTTCCGCAAACCGCTTGACATATTCGCGGAATGAGAATATACTATAACCATGATGTTCGCAAAATGCGAATACAGGAGGTGAGAAAAATGAAATTCCCAAACATTGAAGCGGAGCGAGGTCGTAAAGGCTGGACTAAAGAAGAGCTTGTTAAGCAGATCAATATCAGCAGAAAGACCTACGCGAATTGGCAGGACGGCCGGACGGATGTTCCGTGTTCGCAACTTGTGGCGCTTGCGCAGCTGTTCAATTGCTCTGTTGATTACCTGCTGGGTATCGACCGTCATGATAACGAGAGCGCATAAGCGGAGGTGATACCGATAGAGGCTCTGTTGAAAATCGCAACACTATGCGTTGCGCTGGCTACTCTGATTATCAACGTCAGAACAATCCTTGCGATCAACAAGGAGCACAGGAAGTGTGGGAGGTGATACCGATGTACATTCACCCGTTTGTTGCCGGAGTGCTGGCAACACTGGGCGTCGAAATGGCGCTGCTTATTGTGTGTGCAATGATGCGTGGCGGCAACAACGATGATGAGCGATAACACATCATCAACGCACTAAGCAACAGACCGATAACACACTATCAACACACGAGAGGAGGGCTGAAATTGGAGGAACGGACATATAAAGCCTTGCGGCAGGAGGTCAAAAACGACCTTGAACAGCTCTTTCCGGGAACCGTACTTTTAACGCTTGAACAGGCGGCTAAAGTATACGGATTTCGGGATAAACGGTCGGCAAAGGACGTTATCGGCGCACCGCGAGTTGAAGGAGAGCGGCGGGTTGTTTACTATCTCGGCGATATTGCAACTGACATTGCAAAGCGTCGAGCGGGAAACGTAAAACGGCGTTAGCTAACACTCTAGCAACAGACCATCAACACACAAAGCAACAGACCGATAACAGACCGATAACACGCCGAGGCGTAAGAAAGAAAGTAACAAAGAAAGAAAAGAAGTATATATATATTCTCCCTACGGTCGAATATATATTAATTTAACTTTCTAAGAAAAAAAGAAAAGAATAACCCTCTCACTACGTTCGAGGGTTACAAGAAACCGCGAAAGGGGATTGAAACTAATGACCTACAAACGCTACGGATGGCTTGCAGGAATGAGCTTTCTCGGAACGCTGATATCCGGCGGTATGACCGAGAACGGAAGAATCGACTTGTTCTCCGGATCCGCTATCATGCTGGCGCTGCTGGCTGTCGGCATGGTAGCTGCAAGGGCAAGCATGTTGCTTGCGGCATACGAGCAGCAGAAACGCTATCGCGGTCGTTACCGCTGAGGGGAGAAAACAGGATATGACGGAAGCGAGAAGGAAAACGCTGAAAGTCAAAGACATGCAGCGTCGGGTTATCAGCAAGGCGATGAACGCTGCTAAGTACGGCTTGCAGATACGCGAGAGCGCGAAGAAGATCAGCGTTGCAACGGAAAGGCACAGCATCGCCGAGCGTAGCGAGGGCATAGCACTGTAAGGCTGAGAAGAACAGAACAACAGCTAAGCGTGGACACGCTGAACATGGCAAAGGCAAGGCGAGGCGGAGCAAATCAGAGCAGAGGCATAGGACGCAACGCACTGCGAGGGCAGAGCATAGAGCAACTGAGCAAAGCAGAGAACTGCCAAGGCGAAGCGATGATGTGACGGCATAGCGAAGGCATGGCACTGCATCGCAAAGGCATTGCAAGGAAATGCAGCGGCACACGAAAAAAATAGGAGGACAAACGACATGAAGAAACTGAACGTAAGAATCACGTTCACCGAGGGCCTGCTGGGAACCAGTCCGGCAGACGAGAAAATCTACACCCGCTTTATCGGCGGTAAGGCACCGGACGCGGCAACACTGCCGGAGGAAGTCGCGGCGTTGGGCAGTGACGCGGTAGTTGAGCGCGGAACGACGGTATTTCCCCGTGACGAGGATGGCAAGCCGTTCCTGTACGACTATCAGGTAAAGGGTTTTTTCAAAGATGCCTGTTCCATGCTGGCACGCCTGACGGGCAAAGACCCGGAAACCGGCAAGAAGAAAAAGGCGGTCAACGAATCCGGCAAGCTGACGGCATACAAGAAGGTCATCGACGGATTGATTTTCGTGCAGCCGCGCAAGATCGTGCTGGAACTGCCGGAGAGCAAGGAGATTACGATCTGTCAGCGTCCGCTTCGTGCGCAGACGGCACAGGGTGAGCGGGTTGCACTGTCGAGCAGTGAGGAAGTTCCGGCGGGTACGTCCTGCGAGTTGACCGTCCTGCTGCTGGACGAGAACCACGAGAAGGTAGTGCGTGAATGGCTTGACTACGGCAGCCTGCGCGGTATCGGTCAGTGGAGAAACAGCGGCAAGGGCGCGTTTGAGTGGGAGGAGATCGAATGATTGTAAAAATCAATGGCTCGGTGTTTGATACCGAGAGAGTGATGCGGTTTGCACCGCGACGCAAGGGCGGTTTGGATTTTCGCCCAAAGGATGTTGTGCCGCTCTATGAGTTGGAGAATCAGGAACAGTCACTGCGTGAAGGAATGGACGAACTACCCGGCTCCAATGTCTGGACGGTGGACAAGATGGGCTGGAGGTTTTTGCTATGGAGCGACGATTGCGGCAACACGGTCCCGCAGTGTTTCGCGCCAATCAACGGCGAGCTGGAATACCCGCAGGAATGAGAAAAGCCGCTGACGGACGGCAATCCGAACAGCGGCAAAGAAAAATAGGTTTACGGTGATTATAGCACCGGAGAGGAGAAAAAGCAAGATGTTGA